GGGTCGGCCTAGGTGTATTGCTTACACCGCTGTAACATGAGATCACGCACCTCCATACGTATTAGTTCTACCCCTTATATATCGATGTCATCGAATTCCTGGTTTTATACCAGTAATCCGACGGCTCGTACACAAAGGACTACCCCTGTTTGGCTCCACTACCACGAGCCGTCTTTCCAAGACGGTTTCGAGGCAGCGTCCGAACTTCCGGGTACTAATACGCGTGACCGTTGGAATAATTTTGAGCATTATAAGCTCAAAACTTACGCCAACCAACTAAAAGCTGACGTCAAGTACTATAGTAGCCAATACTTAGCTACCATGTCAGCCGTAGACGAGTTCCGTATACGTTCCTCTTTGTGGGGGAATTTTGGGAGCGCGTGGGGAGCACCTGGTTGTCCTACTGAAGGACAACAGGCGTTGTATGTGCCCCAGCCGGATAACCACTTTATAGTGGAGCCGGATGGGACATCTGAGTACGTGGCGCGTAGCCTTTCGGTTATGCTACCACATATAAAGTCCGAGATGTCCTTAGTGAATTCTATTATAGAACTCAAGGACTTCAAAAGTCTCGGAGTGCAGTTGTCGCGAATCATGAAAGGCCAGTTCAAAAAGGACTGGTCTAGTCTTCGATCCCTCGTTAACTACGCGGGAAGAAAGATGTCGCTCCGACAACTCCTAAGAGGAACAGCAAATGTTTATCTGCAAACGCAGTTTAACATATTGCCGCTCCTTTCGGATATTGCTGCTATGCAGCGATGTTTGAAGGGGACCGCTAACCAAGTAGCAAAACTACAAGGTGAAGCCGGTAAGCGCCTAAAGAGACGCTATACGTGTCCACTTGAAAGCGCATGTTGGTCTACCGAAGAGACTAAATCGTGGGGTTTTCCCACGGTTTATCAACCGAATTACATCAAGACTGGCCAAAGCCATGTCACTGGTGAGGGTTCGGGTACTCGGCACGCTGGTACCTTCAAAGGCACCAGAACAATGACTAGCTCGGGTTCATTTAATGCGCAGATCGAATATTCTTATACGTTTCTCCAATACCAAAAGGAGCACGCTAAGATGCTTGGTCTTCTAGATGGGCTGGGAGTAAATTTAAACCCAGCAATTATCTGGAATGCGATACCTTGGAGCTTTGTTGTTGATTGGGTCGTCGGCGTAAGCCGGTGGCTTGGTCAATTCAAAGTTTCAAATATGGATCCCTCCATACTCATATACAGGTATGCGTATTCGACGAATCAACAGCGCGATACAACAGTTCGGATTCAACCGAACGTTGGTCTTGCGTATGCCTCGTCGCCCGCGTATACATCCACTCAGACTACCGAAACGGCTTATCGCCGTGTCGTCGGAAAGCTGAACTGGATTAGTGCCATAACGGCAACAGGCTTGAACCCGAAAGAGTTCACGCTCGCAGGTGCTCTCGTCGCTTCGCGGCGGGGGCGGCGATGATATGGCAATCAAGCCGTATCATTGATCAAAACAGCCCAACTATGGGCGGGCTACTCGTAGCTCTAATAGTAGGAATAGCATGTTTCCAATCGCGTTAAATACTAATGAAGTAAAGAACACAGCTGGTGTGGAAGTTGAATTCGCACAGCGTGACTCGACTGGCCGTATGGTAGAATTTGCCAAAGTTGGCGAAGTACCATCGGCACCGCATCGAATTGTGTGCAAACACGAGGAGAGCGGTAGTGGGCTGAAACTGTCACGTCGTTCACTTCTGAGGGTGGATTATAATCTAACCTCTCAAGTGGATGGCATAACACGAGTACCCTGCTCTGCCTATGCAGTGGCGGTGGTCCCTATGGGCCATCTCACTGATTTCTCGGGACCCTCCATGGCACTGGCGAACTTGATGAGTCTACTTGCCTCAACTGGGGCAACGACAACCATCTTGTACGACGGTACTGGATACGGGGCGAGTGCATTGATCAACGGGACTCTTTGAGTCGGTTGATTGTTCTTCCATTCAATCTACATATTTGTCCGCTGTTCACTTGTCGTGCGCGAGTTTTGGCAGGTCTATTGACCTGTCGCTCCGCCGGGACGAGTGCTTCGGACTAATGCCGGCATAGTCTGTATCATACCACGCACCAGATATATCCTTTACAGGACTCTCTAGGTCACGGGCGGTACAGCTATGCTGGTCGGTCTCCCTGGAAACGGGGTCTCCGACTAGCTTATGTAGACCTTAATGGTCTTAATGGATTATGCAACAGACGCGTACATGCTCTAGGATAGGATTCCATATGGACCCTGTTAAGAGCCTAGATTACTATAAAGTAATCGCCGCCCTGTTGTGTGACGTGCAAATGTTACACAGCAATGTAATCACCTCATCTACTTTGGCTAAGACCCTGGAAAGGGTTGAACACAGAGTAGCAACTGAAGGAATCGGTTTTCTAACGAAAACCTTACCTCGTCTAGGAAAAGCCCTTGATAAGGCTTTGTCCGAGATTGAACCTCTGGATGCTGAAAAGTTGGCACTCACGTGTCTTCCAGACAGTAAGCTTCCCCTTTTCTTGGGGGAACTGTTTCAACAGGTTCTGTCGAAGGATGGAGTAGTCCTTCCTTGTGCTGATGTAATCAGCGTCAAAACTCTAAGGCAGGTCTGTTACTTGTTTTACAAGCTAGAACTACCTTATGATTCTAAAGATGAACAAGACGTCATCGAATCGTTCGAAAGAACGGAAGATGAGATCCAAAAGACGTCAGAAGACCTTAGCAAGGTTGCTGAAGTTTTCGCGTCCCCTAATAGTATTGAGCTTATCCCGACTATCAAGCCGGTATGGGCTCAGAATGCTATTCGCGAAGCTAGGCTCACTCTTAACCGAGTGTTCCAAACTTTTGATCCCTTAGATATTTATCCACGGCACGGCCCTGGCGCTGTCTCAACTCGAGAACAGTTGCAGGGGAAGTACACTTGGACAAGTATCCCTAAAAGGATTACAGATTTATATCCTATTGATGCATATTTTTATGCGTCCTTAGGGCATGTCTGTGATGAATTCTCTGACCTTCAGAAGGTAAGAGACGATCAAGAACTTCTTGCACGAGTTTGTCTCGTGCCGAAGGACTCACGCGGGCCTCGACTCATCTCTTGCGAACCGCTGGCTTTCCAGTGGATTCAACAGGGACTGTCTCAAGCCATTGTAAAACACGTGGAACGGCACCATCTGACAAGATGGAGCGTGCGTTTCACTAACCAGCAACCCAACCAGTTTGCTGCCGTTCAAGGCAGTAAGCATGGGCGGTACGCGACCCTTGACCTTAAAGAGGCCTCGGATCGTGTGTCAGTTGGTTTAGTTCAGCTACTCTTCCCAGATACGGTTCTTCCGTATCTGTTAGGATGTAGATCTTTAGGAACCAAGCTCCCAAATGGGCGAGAGTTAATCCTTCACAAATTTGCGCCAATGGGGTCAGCATTATGCTTTCCCGTATTAGCGTTAAGTGTGTGGAGTCTTCTCGTTTCCGGATTAAGAGCCTTAGGCGCGCACATCGAAAATGAAGATGTGTTTGTGTATGGTGACGACGTCATCGTCCCGACCGAATTGGCCGAGCACGCGATGATCATCCTCAAATCGTTTGGGTTAAAAGTTAACCGCGATAAGAGTTGTACCAAGGGATTCTTTAGAGAATCCTGTGGCATGGATGCCTATAAAGGCATTTCAGTCACACCTGTACGTATTCGTACAGTATGGTCGAAGTCACCCTGTCCTGACGCGTTCGTTAGTTGGATTAGTTATGCCAACTCATTTCACGAACGTGGATACTATAAGTTATACGATCTAATCGTATCTTGGTTAACGGCCCTTTACGGGGCCATACCCGGGAAGGCTTGCGGGAAATCCGCCCCTTCACTTGTTGACGTATCCTTGGGATGCAGGTGCACACGTACCCGTACGAATCACGACCTCCAAAAGAGGGAGTGCTTAATATGGGACGTCACACCACGGAAAGTTACGCGGGAGATAAATGGATGGAAAATGCTGTTACGCTTTTTTAGCGAAGCAAATTCTAAATATGAACTCCAGCGTCATCCGAAGAACGATGGGAATAACCCATTTGCAGGGGCCTTTAATGAGCCCTTCCGAGTCAGAGAATACACCTTTCGCAAGCGCAATAAAATGCGTAGATGCTGGAGGTAGGTTGAATCACCACTTGTCGAAACATATGTTAAAACAAAGTGCTAAAACACCTAGTAGCTCAGTCCTATGTCGACAGTGCCTCCGACCTTTGCTATGGTCGGTCGACAAACGAGATAGGATCTGGGTGATAGAATCCAATGGACAATGCCATACCGTTGATGCTACAACCGAAATGGTTGTGTGCCCTGGTAATGACAGTCTATCATGTCTAGAACATCAGTTCGAACGCAGTCTCCTTCATTCCTATTTATAGGTTTGAGGTTGATAACATTCGCTGGTGTGTTGGATGAAACCGACACGCCTTGTGAAGGCAGCGATTAAATTTGGTTCACAGAAATGTGTTTCCAAAGGCC